CTGTCGTAGGCCTCCATGAGCATCCGGGCGGAGCGGTTGGCCGCATTCAGGGCCATTGCACGGGCGCGGAGCTTGCGGGATTCGTCATCGGGGAGAGCTTTGCCGGTCTGGATATGCTCCCGCATCTGCTCAAATGCGGTGACATAGGCGGCGGTGAACAATACGCCCTTCTGGCCAGTGAGCTTGTTCGCAACCATATCGCAGCCCTTCTTGGTCAGGAGGTAGCAGGGGCGGATTTCTCCTTTGCTGTCCGGGTAAGTGCTTTCGAGGAAGAAATCAACCGGCTCAATTTTGAGCCCGTTAGATTTATTAAGTTCGACACCTTCTTTCATGGCCTTGATATAGCCGGCAATATCTCGCAGCAGATTTTTATGCTCCTTCCCAATCATCTTCGCCACATCGCGGCTGTCGGTCAAAAGCTGCCCGTTCTTTTCAAATACTTTTAATTCGTTCATGCCACACCTTCCTCCCCTTCTGTTGATGATTCTGGGGCCGCAACGGTGATTATTGCGATCAGTGCCTCCGTTACTGCGATTGGATTGGTAGTGCGCTCGCAGATATACTGCGCCAGTTTTTCAATATTGGACATAATAAAAAGTACCTCCTTCAATTTGCTTGAAGTGGCACCCTACCTGTGGTATAATAGATTTCACAGGTAGAGATACCTCGTACAATAGAGACAGTCCGTAACTTTTCCAGGGTAGCGGGCTGTTTCTATTTTTTTTGCGCCAGCAACAGATGAATTCCCCGGCGTATGGCTTCGCCTCGTTTAATGCCGCTTTCCTTGCAATACTCTCTTAGCTTTGATTCTGTATCGGCATCCAAGCGAATTGTAACACTGACCGCTTTGGGATTTTCTGCTTTGGGGCGACCTGTTCGTGGACTCAAATCATCACCTCACTTTTTGCACTACATTTATTTTAATTTATGCATTGCAAAAAGTCAAGAGGTTATTAAAAAATTCTTTACAAAATCTTCCTGTCGTGATATTATAGAAATACCAAAATAAAGGAGGATTTACTCATGTTTTGTAAAAAATGCGGCACAGAATATAGTGATGATGCAAAATTCTGCCCGAACTGCGCTGCCCCGAACGGCGAATCTACACCTGCACAGGCGCCCGTAACTCCGATGCAGCCACCAAAGA